GAAATCGGGGAGTTCACAGGGAGTTCACGTTTTCTGGTCGTGGCGAGAAAAACAGCGTCTGAACTGCAAAAACTCTGGTGCGCGATACTGGGATTGAATCTGTAGAGCCGCGCTTGCCGGCGAAGCCTCTACCAGCATGAATGTGGGCCTGAACTGCGGACACCCTATCAGCATAGTGGAATCTCGCGGAACCTGATGTAGGCTGAAGGAACACCCTGAAGTCCACGCGGGGTCCATGACGGAACAGCGAGTGCCAGTGGGCTGGCATATCAAGTTAGGAGGCCCGATGACACGCGAGCCGCAGGCCAGAGGTGCTTTCGGCACTGTTGAGAAGCTGCCGAGTGGGCGTTACCGCGTGCGCTATTACGCCGATGGGAAGCGGCTCAAAGCGCCGACGACCTTCCGCACCAAGACCGCGGCGCAGAAGTTCTTGGCCACCGTCGAGGCCGACATGATCCGCAACGTCTTCGACGCCGAACGCGAGGAACTCTGCCGGCGCATCGAGGAAGCAAAAGAGGAAGCGGCCCGGCAGATCGCAGCGGAATCGATTGATGGTTCGTTCGATCCCGCCGGGTGCTTCGTTTACATCCTGTGGGGCGCCGACCCCGACCGGCCGGTCTATGTCGGGCAGTCCAGCAATGTCTTGGGCCGCATCGGTGAGCACATGGGCGATCGGGGCAAGCGTGAACTGACACGCCGCGTTCAGGTGATCCGATGCCAGGACAAAGCAGTGATGAACCAGACCGAAGCACAACTCATCCGGGCATTACGACCGCTACTCAACATCGCTGGACAGGAGGTCTGACATGGCACAAGTCCGCCGCAACAAGGGAGCGTTCGGCACCGTCGAGCGACTGCCGTCTGGGCGCTACCGGGTCCGCTACTACGGCCCCGAGGGCAAGGCCGGCCGCCGCTACACCGCCCCCACCACGTTCCGCACCAAGAGCGAAGGCAAGAAGTTTCTGGCCGTCGTCGAGGCCGACATCGAGCGCGGCCGGTGGCTGCCGCCCGAGGATCACACCGCACCGGGCGCCAGGACGCTCACACTGGGCGCCTACGCGTCCGTGTGGCTCAAACAGCGCGACCTGAAGCCCCGCCACCCGCGAGCACTACCGCAAGCTCCTCCAGGGCCACATCAGCCGGCCTCTCGGGCACCTGCCGATCGCGTCCATCACCGCCGACGACGTGCGGGCGTGGTACGCCCGGCTCGACCCCGACACCCCGACCACCCGGGCGCACTGCTACGGACTGCTGCGCACCATCATGGGCACCGCCGTCACCGATCAGAAGATCGCCTTCAACCCGTGCGTGATCCGCGGTGCCGGGTCCGCCAAGCGCGCCGTGAAGATCCGGCCGGCGAGCCTCGATGAGTTGGCCAAGCTCGTCGACGCGATGCCGCAGCGCTACCAGGCGATGGCGCTGCTGGCGTCCTGGTGCGCGATGAGATTCGGCGAGCTGGCCGAATTGCGCCGGCGCGACGTCGATCTCGAGAACGGCGTCATCCGCATCCGCCGCGGGGTGGTCCGCACCGACACCGGGTACACCGTCGCCGGGCCCAAGAGCGCCGCCGGGGTGCGCGACGTGAATGTGCCGCCGCACCTGCTGCCGATGCTTGCCGAGCACCTGGTGGATCACGTTGCCCCGGGCCAAGATTCGCTGCTGTTCCCGGCTGCCGGCGGCCAGCATCTGGCGTCGGCGACGCTCTACCGGCACTTCTACGCCGCGCGGGACGCCGCAAGCCGGCCGGATCTGCGGTTCCACGACCTACGTCACACGGGCGCGGTGCTGGCCGCGTCGGCCGGGGCCACGCTCGCCGAACTGATGGCCCGCCTTGGTCATTCGACGCCGGCCGCCGCGCTGCGCTACCAGCATGTGGCCGACGGCGCCGACCGCCGGATCGCGGCTGCGCTCTCGAGACTCGCCGCCGACACGCCGTAGGAATCAACCGGTTTCCGCGGCACGCTGGACTACGGTATCCGCGAGGCGGATTGGAGCCCAGCGCCGAGAGGACCGAGAGGCTCCGATCCGATGCCGGGCAAGAGCAACAAATTCCCCAAACCTGCCGTCAACGGCCGTGGCCGTCGTTGGGCGTCCATCCCCGAGACCGCCGCGTACATCGGCTGCACCGACCGCGGCATACGGCTGATGATCACCGATGGCCGCATCGTCGCGTATCGCGGCTTCGGTGAGCGGATGATCCGCATCGACCTGAACGAGGTTGACGCCGCGCTGGCAGGCGACACCCAGAAATGACACCACCGCCATCCGATGGAGCGGGTGGCGGCGGTCGGGTTGAAGTGGAGTTCAACCACGATCATGCCACGCCACTGCGACAAGACGAAGCACATCCGCGTGTTTCGCCCGGGCCGTGGGGGGCGCGCCGATGAACAAGTTCGACAAGTTCGCGTGGCTCGACGCGATCCGTGACGACGACGACCTTGCTCCCGGCGTCAAGTACGTCCTGCAGAACATCGCCCTGGTGTATCTGCGGCACAACGGAGACGCGGAGTTCTACGCACGCCAAGACACCGTCGCCGAGGAACTGCAGGTATCGGTGCGGCTGGTGAAGACGGCCTATCGCGAGGCCCGCGATCGCCGCTACTTCGTGCTGGCCACCGCCAAGCGCAGCCGCGGCCGGGGCAAGTACGACCGCTACGTCCTGCAGCTTCCAGCAAACACAAAAGGGGTAGATTCTGCCCCTTTTGACGGCGTAAAAGGGGCACGAAACGGCGATAAAAGGGGCACGAAGTGCGCAGAAAAGGGGCACGAAGTGTCGATAAAAGGGGCACGGCAAAACGCTGTGACCAGCGAAAAGCAGGAAGAAGCAGTAAAAGAGAAACAGGTATTAAGCAGGAAGAGAGAAGCAGGGGGGGGCGCGGCAAGCCGCGCGCTCGTACCCGTCAGCGAACACACGCTGACTACGCAGTCCCTCGAGCGTGCAACGGCCCCCCCACCGCCATCCCCGCCTTATTTGCCGTCAGCCGAAGAACCGGCCCTCGGCGGCATCACACCGCCGTCGCGGTATTGCCGCAAGCATCAGCCGTTCGGCCCAGACGACGACGTGAACTGCCATGGCTGCGGCAGAGCACGCATCAACCGTGACCGGACGTGGCCGACCACCGATGACGGACTGGCGTACCTGCGGATGCAGACCACCGCCAAAGAGTTGGCCATCAGCGACGGGAAGGCCGACAGACGCCTCGCCAAGACGGCGATGCTCCACGGCCAAACCCTCGAGGAGACCAGAGAACGCCAACGCGACCTGTTCAACAGCAAGCCGCCTTCGGCGGCGCAAGGAAGGGAACAAGCATGAGAAAGAAGACCCGGAAAACCGTCCCTTCTCGGCCAGCGACTGGGGCTAGCGGGACGATCGACACCGGCACCACGCTGTTGTACGCGCTGGCGATCTGGCCCGCGGATACCGTCAGCCGGGCGACGTTGCGGGCCTTACTGCCGGCGGGCACCCGGCGTCCCGGCGGCGGTCAAAAGCAACAGACGCGCGCCCTGTCCGGCGCCGCCAGCGGCGTCAACCGGACAAGCCAGCAGTTCGGCAACGCGCTGAAGGCGTTCGAGCGCCGCGGCTGGATTGCCCGTGGCGAAGTCTTGGTCAAGAGGCTGGAGGATCCAGAGGTTCTTCATGAACTCTTTCTCGAGCGCCTGTCGGGCAGTCTGCATAACCGAGATCACCCCAGATTCCTCGCGGTCGAGGAAGCGGCGGCCACCATCGCTAGGCAACTCGATGAGGAGCGCCGACCAGCGGTTCTTGCTCTGCGTCGGCGAGAACTGGCGTTCATCCGGTCGTTGATGGCACCCGCTGTTTGCGGTCGCGATGGCCACCGCCGCGATGTACGCCATGAATCCGGCGAGATCATCATTCCTCTCGGTGCGACAGCCACACGCTGGAAGCCACCGCACAAACCGCTCCAATTGCCGTCGAATGCATGAGCAACTCGTCCTCTGGTGTCGCCAGGGCCATCTCATGACCGACGACAACACCCGGCTGGGCCGTGAGGGTGAGCCGCACTGCAGGCAATGCCTCAAGATCCACCTGGCCGCGGTGCGGCGGTGGATGGACGAGAAACGAGACGGCCGTGCCCAGGCCTGAGCGCTGGGAAACCGTCGCGCAGCGCGACGCGGACATCCGCGACTACCGCGACGCGGGGATGACCCAGCGCGCGATCGCGGAGAAGCTGGGCATCACCCAGCCGGCGGTGTGTTACTCGCTGCAACGCAGCGCCGGCAAGCCCCGGCGACGCCGACCGAAGCAGGCCGGCGCATGAGCGAGCAACTCGCCCTGTTCCGGCTGGAGCGCCCCTGCTCGATCGAAGGCTGCGACCGGCCGATCGGCCCCCACGGCGGCCGCGGCTGGTGTCCGATGCACTACAAGCGCTGGTACAAGTTCGGCGATCCACTGGCAGCGCCAGCGCGACCGACGATGGCCGAACGCTTCTGGGCGAAAGTCGATAAGAACGGTCCAGTCCATCCACGGCTCGGCACACGCTGCTGGGTGTGGGCCGCATCGGTAGACCCTCTGGGTTACGGCCAGCTCAGCGCCGATTTCCTCACTGCATCGGGGCGGAAGAGGGCGATGGTCGGATCTCACCGGTACTCGTTTCGACTGGCCACCGGAATGTTTTGGCCTTGGATCGCGCACCTAGAAGTCGATCACCGCTGCCACAACCCCCGCTGCGTCAGACCGGCGCACCTGCGGTCGGCGACGCGCAAGCAGAACCTGGAGAACCGTAGCGGCCCCACTCGCCGCAGCAAGTCAGGTGTGCGCGGTGTGGTGTTTGACCCTCGCTACAAGAAGCCTTGGTTAGCGAGAGTCAGACACAACGGCAAAGACCTCCGCAGCCGGTACGCAACCCAGGCAGAGGCCGAGGCCGCTGCCATCGCCAAGCGCAACGAGTTGTTCAGCCACAACGATGCCGATCGCTGAGCCTGGCGTAGGTGGCGCCGTGCTGTCATGCTCCTGGGCGTGGCCGGTCGTCGACACGCCGCCCGAAGACGCCGCGCCCGCCTGGCGCGCCAAGTCGCCCGCGCCCACCGGCCGGTGCGTGTCACGGCTGTCACGACCGTCACGACGTCTCGAGCCGCCAACCACTTCGCGCTGATTTGCTGGGCGCCGAACGGCTCGCATGACCGATCGCACGGGCGCCGGGATCCGTTCTCGGCCACCTGGACCTACTGGCCGACCGAGGCCGACGCCTACACCGCGGCCGAGCTGCTCGATGCCGACGGGATCGTCTGGACCGTGTGCGACGCGGCGCCGGCGCGCCGCCGCGGCTGGGACGGTGCGGCCTTCGACAAGCTGATCAACGAGCTGCGCCGCGACGCCCGGGAGGGTGCCGCGATACGCGCCCGCATGTGGAACGAGCCGAGGAAAGCGTGCTATGGAATGCGGTGGTGATGACGGCTGGTGCTGGGCCGAGCGCTACCGGCACGGCGACGTGACCGAGGACGAGCTTCATGCGGCCTACGACGCCGTGCTCGACGCCTGGACCGCAGCGGCCGACGCGCAGCGCAAGCCGCCGCCCGTGCGCTGGAACCTGTAGAGGCTGACGCGCCGCGGCGGTCCTTGGCCCTGTCCGCGCCGGGGTTTACGCTGGGCGCAACGCTGGCCATCCGGCTTCCATAACTGCCGGATTTGTCTGGTCCCCCGTTCGATAAGGGCGAGCCCTGAGGCGTTGAAGAGCAGATCCGCGCTGGAGCGCGCACTCGCCGGATCGGCCTCATTCCCGCACCCACGTCGAAGGCACGCCCATGACGTTCTCCGCCCTGGAAGGGCAGCTAAGCCAACTCGTGGCGCGCCGCGACGCGCTCAAGATCCAGACCGAGGCGACGCTGGAGGCCGCCCAGCGGGCCGGCCGGTCCACCGTGCTGCCCGCCGAGGCGCGCGCGCTGGACAACCTGCGGGCCATCAACGAGCGCATCGCCGACGTTGCGGCCGACCTCGAGCGTGCCGGCGGTGCGAACCTGGACAGCCTGCACGCCCGCATCGAAACCCGCAACAATCCGACCCCGTCAGGACAAGCCATGAGCAAGACCAGCGATTTCCATCTTCAGTACCGCAAGGGCGACAATTCGGTCTCCTGGCTGCGCGACATGACGGCCGTGCAGCGGGGCACCGACGACACCGGAGAGGCCCGCAGCCGACTGATGCGCCACGCCCAGGAGGTGCAGACGGATGCGGCCTACCTGGAGTTCCGCGACCTCACCCGGGTGGACGGCGCCGGCGGGTACGCAGTCCCGCCCGCGTGGCTGATGAACCAGTATGTCGAGTTGGCAAGGCCCGGTAGGGCGTTCGCGAATGTCGTACAGCGCCAACCCCTGCCCGGCGGCACGGACAGCATCAACATCCCGAAGATCCTGTCCGGGACGGTGGTCGGCATCCAGCAGACGGACAACCAGGATCTGTCCACCGCGGGCCTGGACGTGGACATCACCGACACCTTCATCAGCAGCCCGGTCCGCACCATCGCCGGCCAGCAGGGGATCGCGATCCAGTTGATCGACCAGTCGCCGATCGCCTTCGACGACGTGATCTTCCGCGACCTGGTCGCGGCCCACGCGGCTGCCCTGGACCAGCAGGTGCTCGACGGCACCGGCACCAGCGGCCAGGTGACGGGCGTGGACTACACGGCCGGCATCCAGACGGTCAGCGTGTCCGCGATGACCGCCACGGGCGTCTACGCCGCGATCGCCAACGCCGTCCAACTCATCCACACGAAACGATTCCTGCCGCCCGAGGTCATTCTCATGCATCCGAGGAGATGGGGCTGGTTGCTCTCGCAGGTCGACCTTCAAGGCCGTCCGCTGTTCCTGCCGGTGGCCAACGGGGCGTTCAACGCCGCCGGTCTCGAGACCGCGGTCGCCAGCCAGCAGGTCGTGGGGATGGTCCAGGGTCTGCCAGTAGTGACCGACCCGAACATCACGACCACCGCAGGCCCCGGCGGCACAGGTGTCGGCACGGACGATCAGATCTATGTGACCCGGGCGTCCGACCTGATCCTGTGGGAAACGGGCGTTCGCGGCCGCGTGCTCCCAGAGTCGAAGGCCACCACCTTGACCGTGCTCCTACAGATCTACTCGTACGTGGCATTCACCGCGGCGAGATACCCCCAGTCCACGGTCGTGATCCAGGGCCTGACCGCTCCGACGTTCTAAGGACTCGCCATGACCGATCCGCACTCGGAAAATTACACGATCGTGCATGCACCCGGCGCCGGGCAGCCGGCCTTCACCGGCCCCGGCTATGACTACCGGCCCTCGCAGTCTCCGAACGACCCGCACGAGGAACCGTTCGACGTCATCGGCGAGGGGATCGAACCGATCGAGGGTGAGGTGGCGCCGAACATCGTCACCGGGCCCGGCCCGCTGTCGAGGTCACGAGGCGGCTGACGTGAACCTGGACATCTTCGGCAACGACGACAGATGCCCTGCGGACCAGCCGTGGTCGCTCGTCGATTCCGACACCCGCCAGATTCTCGCTTGCTACAAGAGCTCGATCGACGCGATCCGGCACAAGAAATTGCTCGAGGACGACGAGCGCGCCATGGGCACCGACCCAGACATCGTGTTCGGCGGCCCGGTGTCGATCGTCGACGTCGAGGAACCCGACGAAGGCCTCGATGATCCCGACGACCCGATCGACCTGGACGACCCCGAGTTCGACGCGCCGCGGCGGGTGTTTGAGTTGGGGTTCGACGCGGGCTACCGCCAGGCCCACCACGACATGGCGGCCCTGACGCGCGCGGCCGGCGACGGGGAGATTCCCGACGACGAGCTTCCCGACGACGAGGACGAGCTTCCCGACGACGGATCCGAGGACATCGATGACATCGGCAACGGCGCGTGCGGCATCCGTGACGACGACCTGACGCTGCCCTCGCCCGACGACCTGCCGCCGCCGCTGGCGGTGCCGTGGCAGTCGGAGCCGGGCGGCATCCCCAAGCCGTACACGACCCCGTTCACCGCGCTCGGAGAAGCCCTTGG